CCCGCCTGTATTTTATAGGAAAATAAAATGACAGTTGAAACATCAACATCAACCGGAAAGAAAAACAAAGACGGCCTAATCGGTGGTTCCTTAGTATCCCATCAGGATCTACAGCGTATCAAGCGCCAAAAGCATAAGTCAGTTGTTGCTACTCAAGAAAAGCAAGAAAAGCAAGACGATAAGAAGTAATAAACAGCCCCGTAAGGGGCTTTATTTGAGGTGATTATGGGTATTGTAAAAGGCACATTACGCGGTAGCCTCAAGAACTCAACCAAGAAGACAAGAGACGATTATTTGCGCTTACAGCAGCGTCGGAATCACTCTAATCCTGTTGCTGTATTTCCAATCAATCAGAATTCAGAATTTACCGAACCAAACGGCACAGGCTGGACAGAAGAAGAAACAGGAGACGCTTCTGGTGTTGTGGACTTCTCTACCCTTGGATTTGCATTGTTTACGTCTACATTACTAGGCGGAATATTCATTAAGCAGACAATACTAGAAGTTGATGCAACGTATCGCGTAGAGATTGACGTGTCTAGTTATGTTTCTGGATCTCTAACAATCGTTAATGATACTGATGATGTAGACTGCGGAATAACGTCTACAGGTACGTTTGCTGTTCAATTCGTAGCCAAGACAACTGTATTCTCTATTGGTTTATTGTTAGGTTCAATCAAAGCGCTGACGTGTAGCGCTATTCGTGTTTACAGGGTATAAGAATGAGCTACACACAACAGGGTATTTTTAGCGACACATACACAAGCTCGATAACTGGCACGCGCCGACTGAAAACAGAACAGGGCAGCACAGCATACGACGAAGGGCGGTTATTCAGGACGTTCTACGATTTTACTGGCGATACTATGCCAGTGGTATTAAAGTTCACCATTACAAAAGACGCAAACCTGCTGTCATCAAGCCAAGAGGTGCACGATGGATCTTTGCGCTATCGTGTTTATACAAGTGGCGTAGAAGGTGGGACATTTACGGATCTTACGTCGTATCCTGTAAACAATAAGACCGGAGTTGTGGCCAGTGACAGCGGGATAACGGTATCAGTAGGTGGCACATTGGATGTATCAGGCGTAGAGCCAAACGATGTCGTTTATGTGCGCACCAGTGGAGCGAGTGGACAGACATCCACAGTTGACGCCATCACGTCATCGTCTCGTGGGTTCCCGCCTACTACCGCTTATGTTGTAATAGATCAGATCCCTGGTGGGAATAAATCGCCCGAGGGCGTACTAAAATATGAATGGAGTGTCGACTAATGGCAATCATCGGCTACGTTGAACAAACAGATTTCGAGAACTACGCAGCAGCGCGTGGCATTACGCTTGAGCGTGATACAAGCATTACACTAACACTGGCGCTTGATTATATAGATAGGCAGACATACTCTGGTTATAAGACTGACCCAAATCAAGAGCTAGACTTTCCACGGAATGGCGACACAGAAGTACCGCAAGGCATACTAAACGCTCAAATGGAGGCTGCTTTATTGTACGACAAAGGCCAAGATCCTATGGGTGAGATTGGGCAGCGCGTTACCGAGAAAACCGTTGTTGGCGCTGTGTCGATTAAGCTTTCAGACTCAGGCACGAGCACTACTATCTACCGCAAGCTTAACGCAACACTAGCGCCATTCCTTGCTAACGGTGGTTCGGGCATTCAAATGGTGGCTATCCGTGGCTGATTTCTATCAAGATATGCAAAACACTGCCGATGAACTAATGGCAGAATTTAACCAGGGCGTGATCACGTACACACCTGTTACGCCCGACACTAGCGGATATGGTGCGCCCGTTGAGGGTACTCCAATAACCTTGGACGCCACGGCACTTGGCGTTAGCCAGCGCTATCTTAACGAGCTTATAACGTCTAGCGACATCGAAGTTACAACCGCTGTATTCGAACCTATGCCAACCAATGACGGCATTATTCATATCGATGGCGTTCAGCGCCAGATCATATCTGTTAAAGCCCTGCCCTCCGCTGGTATCCCTTCCGTGTATAAAATATTTGTCAAAGGCTAATCTTTGCGCTAGTATCATGGATGATGCTGACTAAAGGAGATTGGCTAATGATCGATAAAATACCACAAGCAGCAAGCAGAAATAATACTGAAATCAGAAACCCAGCTGGAATAAATCAAGTTTCTTATGATTATTCTAGCTTTCATAAGTGTCATTACTGTAATGGTAGTGGCAGTTTTAGTGTATTAGGGTTTAACTGTACTGGTAAGGTAGTAGAAAGTAATTTTCCTTGCAGTTATTGTAATGCAGGACAAAAGGAGAGCTAAAATGACATACGACAACAAAACAACGTTTGAATTAAAGACCAAGCAAGCCGAGCTCAAGCTAAAAATAGCAATGCTTGATGTTGAGATTAAGCAGAATATTGCGAAGCTTAAGCGTGATTATAAGAGAAACCTTATCACGACAGGGGCGTTAGTTTTTGTACTTAATAACTCAGTATTAGGCTTACTACTAGCCGTTTTTGCGATTATGGAGGGGTGAGTTATGGCTTGTGACATGTGCGGTAAGATTGGGACAGTATTAGAGCCTCTAAATGAACAATATAAGACTGACGATATTCAGCATATTTGCAGAGAGTGCTCCAAGGAGATAAATGATCAAATCTGGGCGATAAGAAAGATACAAAACGGTTTTGCAAAGACATTTATCAAGCGTTACATGATGAATAAGAAACTAAATATTACAAAGGGTGAGTTATGAAACTAACACGCGAGCAGGTATCACAGCTTAGTGATGTAGAGCTGAATCTAGGTATGACTTGGTTTTACTCGGGTAGCGATAAAGGATTAAACGGCCGTTATATTGATGGTGAGCTTTATTATAATATGGGTACTGGTAGGATTTATGAGTACTTAGATGACTATAATCTAACTATGCCTTTGGCCCATAAACTAAATTTAATTATTGATTTGGCAGGTGAATATCCAGACGATGGTTCAATATGCTGGAGTCAGTTTAAGGAATATGCGGCAGATAGCATAAACCCACTACGAGCAATCTGCGAGGTTTTATTAATGATAGCTATGGAGCGTGATCAATGAACCGTCTATACCTAGAAGACAGAATCGAAAAACTAGAACGCAAACTTAGACAGCTTGGTGTGCGATACAAGCAAGATCTTATGATTGCCTGTGCAGGCGGTTTGCTTATTGGCTTTCTAATTGGTGGATTATTATGAATCGAATTGGCGAGATTATTTTTAGTGGACTGGTATTCGCGTTTGCTGTAGTCTCGCTTATATTGTTCGTATTATCGGAGGTGATAACATGAGTTTTGAGTGGCCAAAGCGTGATGAAGATGGGCGGCATGTGTCAGCAAAAAAAGAAGGTGATGTTATTTTGGACGACAAGGGGAGGTTGTTTACAATTGGCCAAGTTGGGCCTGAGATTATTGACTACGACCCAGTAGAATTATTGGAAGGTAGTGACTTGTCTGAGTGCCTAGAAACCATCTCAACATGGCCGCTAATGACGCTTAGTGATAGTATCAAGCGGAGAAATAAGTTGGCTAAAGATATATTGGATAGAAGTAAGTCAAAAAACAAATGGCACCTACCAAGCGAGACGCTGCCGATAGCAGGCAAGGATGGATACAACATCGAAGTACGAACTAAGAATGGCATACACATAGCTGTGTTTAGGTATCGTTGCAGTATTGAGCAGCTTTCAGATACTGAGTTCGACAGCGAAGATGAGATTTTGGAGTGGCGCTACTTATGAGCATTATAAAATACACAAAAGACGAACTACCAAAAGAACGTCAGGTCGTTTATTGCGACAATGAGCCGCATTCCAGTGATCGGGCCATATTTACAGATGGTAAATTCATAGGTGGCGGTGAGTATCCGGTAAAAGAATACGAAATGACCAATGTGACAAAATGGTTTGACTTCGAAGAGTTTGACATGAAAATAAACTCATCATGCTATTCTGTTTCATTCGAGGAAGCGGAGAAGCTAGAATGACAATCAACCTAGACCTGATCGCAACAACACAAGAGCGCGCCATGCTGCGAGCGTTCAATCAGGCTGTTAGCGACATCAAGAACACAACCAAGTTGAGCCAATTAGAAGCGCTAATCGGCTCAAATGACATCGACGGTGCTATCCGTTTGCTAGGACTAGAACCTGCCGCGTTTGAAGGTATGGAGGAAGAGCTTTACCAAGCATACCGCACAGGTGGCCTGACAGGTGCAACCCAAATTGGGTCTGTTCCTACCCAGATTGGGTCTTTAACCATGAATTTCAATATTGGCTCACCCGCTGCCGTAGACTGGATTCTCTCGCAGTCTAGTCGTATGATCACTGAGATGGTCGAAGGGCAACAAGAGCTAGTACGAGAAGTACTTGCCACCAATCTTGACAAAGGCATTGCGCCTAGACAGTCTGCTCTTGACCTGATCGGTCGTGTGTCTGATTCTGGCGCTCGAACAGGTGGCAATATAGGACTGACAACGCAGCAGGCAGGGTGGGTAAGTAAGGCCCGAGAAGAGCTAGAAAGCCTTGACCGCCACTATCTTAGTCGTGACCTGCGAGACAAACGCTTCGACTCGTTAGTAGAGAGAGCCATAGCTAATGGTAAACCCTTAACTAAAGTACAGATAGACAATGCTATTACGCAGATGCAGAACAAGACGCTTAAGTACCGTGGTGACGTAATAGCACGTATTGAGTCGATTAACGCATTACGAGCTGGTCAGCATGAATCACTAATGCAAGCCGCAGATAAGGGTGACGGTTCGCGTGATGATGTGAAGCGGTTTTGGGATGCGACAGGTGATAGTAAGACGCGCTTAGACCATCTGATTATAGAAGACCAAGAGCGTAGAGCTGACGAACCGTTCACGTTCCCTGATGGTTCACAAGCCTTGTTCCCAGGGGATAACAGCTTGGGCGCACCAGCTAAGCAGCTTATCCAGTGCCGTTGTCGTGAGCGTATCGAGATTGATTTTATCGGCAGGTTAAAAAGGGTTGAAGGGTTTAGGTAAGAGTGGTAGTGTACTTATAACCAATAGAGGGTAACAACAATGACAACACTCGCATACAGCCGTGCAGAGAATCGGATTGCTATTGACAGCAGAATCACAGCAGGCGAGATAATACAGACCGACAACGCAAAGAAGTGGGTAAAATCCAAAGGCGAGGTTTATTTTATTACTGGATGCCTATCGGATGTTGACCAGATGCTTGATCTAATAAATTCTGGTGAGCTAGTGCCAGAGTTTGACGCAGACTTACAAGTAAACCTTATTCGTGTTACTGGCGATCCGGTTGTTTTTGGGCTGGATGATGGCGTGTTGTTTCAGGACAGGCTCGACACATGCGAATTTAAGGCTTACGGTTCTGGCGCTAGTTTTGCCCTAGCCGCACTAGACCTAGGCTGCACAGTCAAGCAAGCAGTCAGCCAAGCCATGAAGCGCGATATTTACACAGGCGGCAAAGTGGTACAATATGATCTTACTAAGCAAAGGTTTTTGAAGTGACATTCACCGCCCAGATAGAGCAATTCATAGCAAAATCAAACGCACGACTAGAGGCCGTGGTAAAGACGGCTGCACAGGATACGTTTGATGAAGCGCAAGTGCCGGTCGCGAAAGGTGGTCGTATGCGTGTTGACACAGGCTTTCTAAGGAATAGCGCAAACGCTGCCATAGGCTCCATGCCTGTTGGCGAGTCTGTCAATGATCAGCCTGTCGTTAAGCGCGAAGAGTGGAATATTACGTCAATTAGTTCGGCACTGTTACAGTGGGATCTTAAAGCCCCTCTTTACTTTGGCTGGACAGCGAACTATGCTAAGTACCGTGAAAACCGAGACGGCTTTATGCGTATAGCTGCGCAGAATTGGCAGAAACATGTAAACGATGCCGTGGCGAGAGTTAAGGCGGAGATACCTTAAAAGGAGAATGATATGAGTATTGAAAAAGAACAAATTATAGAATGGTTTAACGAAAAGCGGTTCCCAATCAAGACAGAATCGCTTGCTAATCTTATGGAGCAATGCTTCAACGACCTATCGCCTAAGTGGATTAGTATTGATGGGTACAAAAATCTACCAATTGGAATCTGGCTAGTAAAAATTGAAGGCGAGGAAGTTCCAATGGTAGCAGACAATACTAAAACTATATGTGTAATAGGCGGTCGATTTGCGTTTGATCATGAGATGGTTGTTTCTTATATGCCACTGCCGGAGGCTAACAAATGACAACAAACACAGACATAGCAATGGCATTCTACGACAAGGTGCGCGACAGCGGTATCGTTAGTACTGACAGCATAGGCTACGATGGTAAAGTATTCACAACACCTGATTCTGGCAACTGGCTCGAATTGTCGTTTATGCCTAATTCTGGAATTGATCAATCCATGTCCAGCAATAATGTACTAAAGCAGGGATTGTTACAGGTAAACGTAGGAGGCAAACCCAATCTCGGGATTATCGAGCTGCAAGCAATAGCCGAGCAGGTAATGGCGCTGTTCCCTAAAGGCACTGTACTGCACGAGTTGGCTCGAGTCAGTGCTGTTCCGTATATGTCAGATGACATATCGTTAGATGACCGTACTTTAATTCCTGTTACCATAGCTTACTCAGAGTAAATGCCATGGGTGTAATAGTACTAGAAAGGCATGGATATACCTATAAAATGTCAGGCCATGCAATAGATAGATGGAAGGAGCGTTTTAGTGGAATCAATCGATACATTGAATTTAGGGGCGCTCAAAGGGTAGGAAAGAAAACAATAAAACTAATAAAAGAACTATCACCAGTAAACTCAAAAAAATACCTAGATGGAAAGTATAAAGGAAGATACTGCCTACTAGGCAGAAGTAATATAGTTTTTGTTATAAGTGGTTCTGATGACGTCATAGTCACAGTGTTCCACCTATATGGCGACGAAAACCAATAGCCTACTCAGAATAGCCACTTAAATATATGGTATCATTGGCTTACATTTAATCCAATGAGGAAAAGCCATGGCCGCTACTCCAGTAGTTACCTCCCTAGGCACCACGATAGCTGTATCGCTTGGTGCCCCAGACACTTATACAACCACTGATTTCGCGTTAAAAACTTATACAGAAGTGGGTGAAGTTTCAGACATCGCTGAATATGGTGGCGAATCAGAAATTATCACTTTTACGCCTATTAAAACAGGTACCGTTAACAAACTAATCGGCTCTACCGACTACGGCACAGCATCCGTCCAGTTCGGTAAAGTGTTCGAGGATGACGGTCAAGACGCAATGAAAGCGGGTTTTGATGGAGCAAACCGTGGCTTAACTCACTCGTTTAAAGTGACTTATTTTGACGGCGGCATTGAATATTTCACAGCTATTATCACCAGTTTTAAATCCAACATTGGTAGCGCGTCTAGTGTCCGTATGGGTTCGTGCAACGTCGCCCTAAACAATGCCGTTCTAGTAGTTGAACCAACTCCATAATAAGGATTTTTCATGGATATTAATTCACTTAGTGCAGCAGACTCTATTGAGTTTGAACTAAAGTATCCGAGCGGCAAGACCACGGGCGTCGTGTTCGATGTTGTTGGTCAATTCTCCAGCGGTTACAACAAGGTAGCCGCACGAGTAAACGCTATTATATCGAAGCTGGACTGCGCAGATGATGAAAAATCAGACCGACGCATTACTGAGACAGCTATCGCATGTGTGCGAGGCTGGAAAGGATTAGAAGAAACCAACGAAGCTGGCGAAAAAGTCACTCTAGAATTTAGCGAAGACAACTGTCGCAGATTCTTAGATGAACCAAGTCGTAACTGGATTGCTACTCAGATTTATTTGCGTGTAATCGGTGAAAAGGGTTTTTTCGGAAAAGCCTAGAGCAACTAACGCTCTGGGCTAAGATGAAAGCTTTTTTACATACCACACCAGAAGGCGCAGCAGACCCCCGTTGCGTCACTTGGGTTGGCGGTGAACCGGAACCGGGTGACCTTAGTTATCTTGGCGACTACCTATTTGATGTGGGGCCACTGGTTGTCACTGGTCAAGGCAATAGACCGATCATGTGGGATGACCTAGCAGCATGGCAAGCCGTTACTGGTGAGCGTTTGAATAAGATGGAATTACGCGCATTAATTGATTTATCATGCGCTTATTTGTCGCAGCACAGATTATCACTAGCCAATGATGCTACAGCGCCTTGGGCTGACCATACACAAGTTAATCACGCCGCATTAGCTGCGCGTAGACGTAAACGAGGCAAGAATGACTGATATTGCAGAGCTTGGTTTTAAGGTTGATACTAGCGGTTTAAGCTCTGCTGTGTCAGAAGAAAACAAACTAATAGCGACATCGAAAAAACTGGAAACGGCTGAGTCAACGCTAACCAGTGCTAATAAAAAACTTGATACTACAAACAAAAACCTAGCCGCTTCAACTGATGCTGTTGAGCGCGAAGCTAAGCAAGCCGCTGCCGCACAAAATGCCGCAGCCGTAGCAACATCCAAGGCAAATGTTCAAGCGAATACATTTGTCAGTAATACCAAGAAAGCTGGCGCAGCCTCCGGCAATGCAACCTACAAAATAGGACAGCTTGGCTTGCAAGCGCAAGACGTTGCAGTTCAATTGGAAGCTGGGACTAATGCTGGTCGTGTATTTACTCAACAATTCGGTCAAATTGCCTCAGTTTTTGGCCCTGCTGGTGCTATTGTTGGTGCTATTGGTGTTACTGTTGGTGCGATAGCTGGGCCGCTTATTTCAACACTGTTTAGCGCAGAGAACGCAACCGAAGACCTATTGGAAAAAGTACGCGATCTTACGGACGAATACAAACGCGCAACATACGAACAGAAACAACTTGCTCGTGATGATATTAGCAAGCGAATCGCAGAAGAAACAAAAATACGAGACGAAGCGAAGACCAAGCTAAAAGAATATATAGCAGAAGAAAAAGAGCTGTTACGTGTTCAGGGTGGTATTGGTCTACGTGCAACAGAGCTATCTAGATTGATAAACGAGCAAACAGCCATTGTTCAAACATCTAGTCAAGCGATTAAAAAATACAAAGATGAGCAAGAAGATGTCGGCGGTGTAGAGCGCGGACGTGTTGAGAATGTAAAAACTCTAATTGCAGCATTAGGCGATGAGCTTGCAACTATTACAATGAGCGAAGAAGCTCTACTGAAGCGCCAGTTTACACAAGCTGGAGCGACAGAGGCCGAGATCAATGCGGCATTAGCCATACAAAAAACAATAGATGCAGAAAAAGAAAAAGCTAAAGTTATTGAGGAAAACGCGAAACTTGAACAGGAATTAGAAAAGGTCGAAACACAACAAGCCGATCCTGCTGCACGTGCTGCCATTGCTTTCGAGAATAGAAACAAGATTATTCAGGATGCGAATGACCGCGGCCTAATAGATCAAGCCAAGTATGATCAACTTCGTATAGATAACGCTAATAAACTTCAATCCGAATTAGTCTCTATTGAAGAAAAAACGCAAAAGCAAAAGAATGAGATATTAACGGCAGGAGAAGAGGCCGCTCTGTCATCTGCTGGCTCGTTATTTGGTAATCTTGCGTCTATTGCTGCAGAAGGTGGCGAGAAGCAGTTTCAAGCGTACAAGAACTTAGCAAGTGCTCAGGCTGCAATAGCTGCGGCATTAGCTTCAATAAAGGCGTTAGCAGAAGGTGGCCCATTAGGCCCAGCTTTGGCTGTATCAATTGGAGCGGTCGCAGCAGTACAAATTGCCAAGATACAAGGACAAGAATACCAAGCGCGTGTAGCAGGTGGTCAAGTACAAGCTGGGGGCCAGTATCTTGTTGGTGAGAATGGGCCGGAGCTATTGCAAATTGGCAGTCAAGGCGGAAACATAACACCAAACCATGCTATGAACAGCAACACGCAAACCACCCAGCAAATATTCCAAATATCAGCAGGCGTGGCCGGAACTGTGCGAGCTGAGATTATGTCAATGCTGCCCATGTTTAAACAACTAGCGGTATCATCTGCTGCACAGAATACACGAAACGGCGGACAAATGGCTAAAGCGGTAGGATTAAGGTAATGGCAGACTTCCCAGATATAGAACCAGATTCAGAAGAAATTTCGCTTATTGCAAATAATCAGGTGTATGATTCTCCACTGACTGGCGAAACCCAAACAGCTTCATTAATTGGCGCAAAATGGAATTGCACCCCAACGTTCAGCAACCGAAACGGTGCCGACGCTAGAAAGTTGCGCGCGTTTATATTCAATCAAGAGGGCGTGTCGGGTCGTTTCAATTACTACCCCGCATCTGCCGACAACCAAGGCACAAGATTAGGTTCAGGCGTAGTCGATGGCGCTGGGCAGACTGGTAAATCACTACTAACAAAAGGCTGGGATGCTGATCAGGATTTGCTATTAGCAGCAGGTGACTACATCACTCTTAACGGTGAAATGAAGATTGTTACCGATGACGTTTCAACCAATGACGAGACATATATCGAGTACGAAGAAACGAACTACATGCCTAGTCCGTTTGATCCGAGTGGGTGGAGCGGGGCTAGTGATCCAGACTTAGCATATACTTCTATTACCGAGAGCAACCCTAGTGGAGAAAGTTTCGTTGGGGAGTTTGAAGTACTAGCGTCAACTTTTTGCCAGATAAATACCCTAAATTACTTAACCACTCCACCAAATGGGTTTTATTATACTTGCTTCATAATCAAAGAGATAGCTGGGACAGATATAGGAATCAGGGTTATTACAAGAAGCACTGATGCTCAACTTGACAATAGTTACGTCAATTTAAGTACTTTAAATACCTCAACAACAGGAGGAGCAGAATTTAATAATATTAATCTTGGCTCAGGCTGGAAGCTTATTCAAGTAAAACTAGATATACAGTCAAGCGAAGCGACACTAAGGAGCGAGATATACCTGTGGGATGTCAACTCATCCGGTACAGCTACAGGCTTCCCATCTGTTGGCGACACTGTACATTGTCAAGCCGCCTTCTTCGGCAAAGCAACCGACTGGCCAGCTAAGTACCGTGCAGGCGCAACGATACCTATTTCACCGCAGTTAAGGTCGAGCCCTGCAGATGGCAATGCGATTGAGACTGAAAACCCATTTTTCACTGCACGACTAGAATCAGACGACCAAAGCAGGCTGCAAGTGTCAGCACCCGTTATATACAACACAACGCTTTCGATTATTGAGGACTTCTGATGGATATATCAGTAATTGAAGCGCTCGAAGGCAGTCACTTTGATATTCGATTTCTAGTCACGTTTGAATTAGACAGCGGAACGATAAGGTACACAACTAATCCCAATGGCGCCACATTTGACGGTGAAGACTACACATTTCTTGGTGCTATCGGATCACTTGCTGACGCAGAAGAAAACGACCAATTAGACCCGAGCGAATACCAAATCGGCATAGGTGGCGCTGACCCGGTTATCCTGGCTAAATTTCTGGGCGAGAATATTATCAATAGGCGCTGCTCGGTAATCCAAGTTGTATTTGTTGATGGTGAGCTAATCGGTGAAATGCACAGGGTAGAAGGCTTTATGCAGCCGCCAACAATCTCACAGGGCAACAGCGCCATGATTACAATACCAGTCAAAGACGATCTAGCAGACTGGGACAGAAACATCGAACAGCTTTACACAGATGAAGCGCAGCGTCGCATAAATCCAAATGACAACTGCCTAAACCACGTAAGTGAGATAGCTGGTCGTGATATAATTTGGCCAGCTTCATCATATTGGGATTAGGGGTATTCAGTGGCATCACTTAAGGACTTAGATCCGCTTTACAGTAAAGGCGCACTTGGTGGAGCGGTAAGCGCAACTGGGCTTGACTATCTTGTTAATCCGTTTGTTGCCTTGGGTAATGATATACTCTCATACCTTGGCAATGAGCTCATTAAAGCGCTTACGCCAGATATTGACTACCAAGACCGTAAAGTGAACAGCCGAGGCCCAACGAATCCGCGTCGCATCATCTACGGTGAGGCTCGCGTAGGTGGTCAGGTAATATACATTACAACAACTGGCTCGGATGACAAGGTTCTCAGAATGGTATTGGCGGTAGCTGGCCATTCATGCGAAGAGATTGGCGACGTTTATATTAATGACACTATTATCACTGACGAAAAGTTCGACGGGAAAGCGTTTGTATTTAAGCAGCCACAAACTGGCCTTAATAGCGCCTTATCTAATGTACTTGTGGGACAAGGCGACGATGGATACTTGTACGACGAGATTGCTTATATTTATGTAGCACTGATATACGACGAAGAGGTTTTCACCTCAATCCCCACAATAACCGCCACGGTAAAAGGCAAAAACACAATATACGACCCGCGCACTGATACGACGGGCTACACGGACAATGCTGCCCTATGTATGCTAGATTTCTTGTTAACCGAGCGCAAACTATCGCCATCTTTGATTGACATGGATTCATGGGCCGATGCAGCGGACATAGCCGACGAACAAGTAGCCGCCGCAGATGGCACAACTGAGAAACGCTTTGCATTGAACGGTACGCTAATGCGTAATGGATCTAAGCTTCAAGCATTCACCAAGATGGCTGTCAACTCAGGTATATATCCAAGTCGTGAGGCTGGCGTATACAAAGCCGTGCCGTCTGTTTACGTGCCACCTGAGGCTAATGCCATTATTGACGAAAGCGATATTATTAGCGACATTGAAATCGTCACAGGCAATAACAAGCAAGACAAAATGAACACGGTTGTCGGTACGTATATCGACAAGGCGACCGGATACGAACAGGTCGAATACCCGTCGATTCAAACACCGAACTACGAAGCCGAAGACCGCGAAGTATTGCAGCAGTCAATCGACTACCAGCTAGTTAGTTCAGGCACCCAATGCCGTAGACTGTCTAAGATCGCACTGGAGCAATCGCGCCGTGGTATCACTGTTACGTTTAACGGCCGCTATCGATTGCTTCAATACGGCGTAGGTTCGCGTGTAAAATTGAATTACTCGTCACTTGGATGGAGCGAAAAAGTATTCCGCGTTGTCGCTCGCACAATTAGCCCGCAAAGCGGTGTGAACGTAACGCTTCGAGAAGACTCACCAGATATCTATTCATGGGAAGAAGGTGACGCACTGGCCACTGTAGTGCCGCCATTCTTAACGCTGCCAGATCCAAGCGTAGTAAACAAACCTACGAGCTTTGCCATCGAGGAATCACTCTACGAGGCCAACACAACCGCGGCTGTTAAGGCACGCGCTGCGTTCTCATGGGTGGCAGGTGATAACACCGCCAACCACTACCAGCTTGAAGGCTCTTACGAGGGCGGCCCGTACAGGGTGTTTAGCTCATATATTGGCGGCACTGAGTTTAAATTCGATGACTTACAAGTAGGTAGCTGGATATTCCGTGTTCGTGCTGTGAACTCAATCGGTGCCGTGTCGCCGTGGACGACTATTAACTACAGCATTAAGGGTAAAGAAGCACCGCCTAGTGACGTGACGAACTTCAAAGGCACCGTAAGACCGTTCAGCATAGAACTTAGCTGGGACGAAATACCAGACATCGACGTTGATCAGTACGAGATTAGATTAGGCTTAGACTGGGATTCTGGCACAGTGCTAGAGAAAACCAAGTCATTAAACTGGGCATGGGAAACACGCCCAACTGGTACAGAAAACGTATTCATTAAGGCCATAGACACCAGCGGTAACTACTCACAGAACGCAAGTGAAGCGCAGATCAACATATTAGCGCCTAAATCCCCCGCACCTGTGACAGCGGATGTTATTGATAATTTCGTGTCGCTACGCTGGGCCGATGCTACAACATCGTTCAGTATTTCAGGTTACGAGATACGTCGAGGTGACACGTTTGATTCTAGCTCGTTAATTCTGACAGTGACGGGCACTGGCGCACAGATCATGGAGTCAACCAAGGGCACCTATAAATATTGGGTACGAGGCATCGACGTGAACGGTAACGCAGGCGTGGCCGCTGGTATTACTGCAAACGTGGATCAGCCGCCTGATTTTGTGTTGCAGTCGGATGCTAATTTAAATTTAGCCACGGCTACAGTTGTCAATATGGCTGACACGATAAGCCCGGGCGTTACTATTGATAGTGAAGAGGTCACTATTGATAGCGAAGCAGTGACAATTGACAGCGATACTCAATATGTCTATGTAGGCCCTGCCAATACGACAGAAACATGGGCAGAACATTTCGAGAAGTTGCCGGGCCACACGGTTCCCACGACTATTGATAATGACACTATCACGATAGACAGTGAGATGACTATTGATGATGATTATCAGTCTATACAGCAATTACACATAAACAACGGTTATAACGGATATCTACAACCTACACCGTCAAGCGCAAGCTTGGAGGTTGTGCAAGACTACTTAGGAGAACTATCGTTATCACGCATACAGCTAACACCAGACGTTGATATATTGTCCGGCGCGCCAGATGCAGTTTATACAATTGGTTATTCTCAGGATGGCATTACTTACACGGATGTCGTAGGTCTTGAAACAATCGGGATTAATTTCCGGTACGTTCGCGTGCGTGTTGATATTACGAGCACGTCAGACCTTGACCTTATGCGCATAAATGCGCTACGTGTTAGACTTGACGTTAAGTTAAGGACAGATGCTGGGCGCGTTACGGTTAGCAGCACAGGCGGAACACAGGTGTTATTTAACATACCATTTGTTGATGTTCAGTCTATAACTGTTTCAGCTAACAGCACAAGTTTTAAAAACGCAATATATTATTTTGTTGATACGCCTAACCCTGCGGGGTTCTATGTGTATCTTTTTGATAGTGACGGAAATGAATTGGATACAGGCGAGGTATCGTGGAATGCTAGGGGCGTATAATGGCTGCTGATTTTAATAAACCGACAATTTCAGGCGATCCGTATGTTGACATACTGCCAGAGATTAGGGCGCAGATGGAAGTCGTTAGCACGATGTCTTACGGCAACGCGCTAAACAAAAAAACGAATGCTGTGCAGTTTTTAGACGGACGGTTTCAGCGATGGGATGGATCTGCTTTTCAGAATGTGCCAATTAGCATTACAGGCGGCGGCACTGGCGCTAGTACTGCCGAAGGTGCAAGGGCTGCGCTGAGCGTGCCGAGTGTTGCAGATGTTTCCAGTGGGTATTTAAGCAAGGCGGGCAATCTGGTTGGCCTTACCAATTACGCCATTGCTCGTGATTATATGGATGTTTACGGGAAGAGTGAGGTTTATACAAAAGACGAATCTGATACAAGAACTTTAGATTTAATTGAAAGTGAGGCTATTTACTCTAACAGCGAAACCATAGTTGCACCTAGCAACGATCTAACAAGCGGATCGTGCACCGTGGCTAGAGTTGGGAATCTTGTGGTTATAAGTGGCAGTTTTTCACATAGTAGTTCCGCTTTCCCTGGCAGCTTAAATGGATTTATCCCAGAATGGGCTCGCCCTTCTACATTGTGTAGTAACAATTACGTATTAGGTACTAACTATTCGAAAAGGGTTGTAGTTAGCTCGCTTGGCGGCTTTGCGTTTTATTATCGCAGCTTTGATGAAGGCGGGTCTGCTCATCTTGATACTACCACTGACGGCTTCACAATCTCATACACAGTATAAGGAACAAACATGGCAATAGAAACACTAGACACAGGCACAGCACCGGGCTCTGGCAACGGTGACGGACTGCGCACAGCAATGACAAAGGTAAACTCAAACTTTGCTGTATCAGAAAACGCCGCCTCAAAACTCGTACAGGCATCGAGCGCGGATACTACTAGCGATAAAGTGATGCTGAGCGACTACGCTTGGCGTGGCGCTCAGTTGGGCGATTACATGACGTACGGGGGTACAGCTAACGCGATCACGCTTACGAGTGCGAACCTTGCGGCGGCTGGTACTCTTATAGCGGGCATGCGTTATCGGTTCTTAGCGACAACACCTAATACCGGATCGGCCACTATCGCTGTAGATGGGCAGGCTGCTAAAAACTGTATCACTCCCATGGGTGGAGATGTACCTGCTGGCTTTATCGATGGACTTATCACTGCTGAATACAACGGTTCAGAATTCGTTATTATGAATGAAGCGGCGGCGTTATATGCACGTTCTGGTAATTATATGACGTATGGTGGTACTGCTGATGCTATCACTCTAACGAGTGCTAATTGTATTCCTAGTCCTGCGCTTACCTCGGGCATGGAGTTCCGTTTTCAAGCAAGCGCTACAAACACCGGAGCGACAACCATCCAAGTAGACGGCGGCGCGGCTATTGATTGCATTACGCCAACTGGCGTGGCATTGCCTGCTGGGTTTATTCGTACCGATGTCGAGACAGTCTGCACCTTTGACGGGGCGGATTTTGTTGTTAGTCGTAAAGTTGAGAGCGGATCGAATGCGAATGGGGAATGGACTAGATGGGAGGATGGGTCTCAGATTATAAGATTCAGCGGGTTGATAGATCAGTCGGGCGCATCAACAAACTCTTTTGGCACTACGTCTGGCACTACTTACTACGCAAGGGACGTATTTTCTTTCCCTGTTGATTTTGCAAACATAGACTACACTGGCGACGTTTCAGCCACTGGGCCGGCTGTCTCTGATGGTACATATGATATAAAAACAACAAACAGTGTTAGGATAACAATTTCTTCTGTCGCAAATGGATCTACTGATAATCCATTCGATGCTTTTTTCATGGGAAAATGGTACTAGTCACACGCTACGCAGGATGCGCCTTTATTGGCGTATTTCTGCTTGGTCTTGTGATTGCTTGTGTTGGGTATGTGTGTGCTCGCTGGTTAATCGGTCGAAGCCGAGACCTACAACAGCTGCAAAAAGGACGGTCAGTACGGCGCCAGCGACCTTCCAATAAGCGTTGTTAGTGGCTTGGTTTTTTTCGATGTCAGATATGCGAGGCTCGTGTGATTCCATCATTTTTGACATTGTTTCAGCTAAATGCCGCGTTGTAGCCGAGTTTTCAGACACTTCTTTTTGCATTGTAAATATAGCGTCTGGTAGCTTGCTGAATGGTTCTAGGTGTGTCTTTAGTTGCTCGTGAGTCACATGTGTGTCGCTCATGTCATGCCTTTAAAAATAGTGTATATTGTAACCTTGATTATACATTAAACAATCAGTCAACGGTATGAATTTGGTAAGGATGTGATATGGAGCTACTTTTAAAACGAATAGGTGGGGATAACGACACGACAATAGGCGCACTGTATATTGGTGAAGGCGTTAGCGGATACTTATTCTCATTTACGATAGAAGATGAACGGCGGTTCAATAAGGTAGCCGGTGAAACCCGAATACCTGCTGGGCGATACAAGATCGAATACAACAGAGTGGGTGGTATGAATGCAAAATACTCTAAATACCCATGGCATAAAGGAATGTTAGAATTACAGGGTGTACCTGATTTCGAGTGTATCTACATCCATCCCGGCAATGATGACGATGACACAGAAGGATGCATACTGCCAAATTACAAAGCAGACACCGAGAACATGCGCGGTGAAAACAGTTTCGAGTGCTACAAAGACTTGTATTTACTTGTCAATGAAGCCATGAAAGACGATGAAGACGTTTATATCACAATTGAAGATGAGGAATTCTAAATGGAATACTTAACAATCGCACTAGCAGTCGTAGGTGGTGCATCAGCCATTCTCAAGGGCCTAGAAATGATCGCAGGCATTACGCCAAGTACTAAAGATAATGAATATGTCAGCAAAGCTAAGAAATACGTTGGCTATGCTGCATCGTTTCTTGAGAAGATTTCACTAGGCTTGAAAAAGTGAAAACCCTATTAGACCTGCTTGTAAAACTGCTCTCACTATGGGAGCAGTACAAAGCTGACAAAAAGGCCGCGAAACGTGCAGAAGAGCTTGACAAATTACGCAAAGATCCTAATGATTGGTTTAATGATCACTTTGACGGGGTGCGTAACGTGTCCGCAAAAGCCGATAATGCCGATAAAACCAGTGCTAAGCCCGATTGAGCAGCCGGACGGTTCCCTGCTGTTTAGCAGGGATGATGCCGTGAAGTTGGGGGTTTATATTATTGAGTTGGAGGCGGGGTATTAACCCACCTCATGCGTCTTAACGATAGTCAGTTCAGCGTCTTTGCTTTCTCGCGCAAAGATAATGCTATTTGCTTCGTCAATCGTGCCGACGAACATGGCTTCTTCTTGCCACTTCATTGCTAGTTCCCAGTTTAGGGTAACTGGGTTAAGCACGCTGTTTCCGTTCCACACCTGAAATTTCCCGTTTGCGTATTCTCTAATTTCCATTTCTAATCTCCCGTTCTAAGTAGGTTCCGCACGCTGCAATAACTTGCTCGCGTGCATCGTATTTTTGTGTTGCCGTTACAAAATCTGGCACTTTGCTAGGGCCCCAGAAATATATAGTTAGGCATATCACTATTGTGTACATCCACATGATAATTAGTGATAGGTTGTGGGTGCTCATGATAGTAGCTCGGGGTTTTCGTACTTATTACCTAGCTTAACTGGGTAGTCACCTTCTGCTATACAGTCAATAAGAGGTATTTCATAGCGACCTTTTTTAGCGGTTATCCCATAAAAAATATCGATACAAATTTCGCAGTTACCTTGACCTGGAATATAAACCACATCGCCAACATACATTTCCTCGCCTGTGTCTTTGTAGTTGTATCCGGTGTATTGCATTATGTCATAATCACAAGATAACCCACTTGCCTTCCCGTTTTTTACTTCATGAATACCCTCTTCTTCAAAAAAATAAAGGCTCTCTATGTGTATCATACTTGAGCCGTTCCAAGCTCTGAACTTAATATTATTCATGTGGCCAATTCCCCTCAAATTCTTTGCACTGATGTTCATTGTACGCGTCAATAATAGACTGCTTATCTTCGCGCGTCATGTCTGGGTCAATCTCTTGACCATCCTCGTTATATATAATGTAATCAATATGAGCAGGCCAAGCATCCTCATGATACGACCACTGAATTGGCGGTTCGTAATTAGTGACGACGATTGTCACTTCTTTGTCGTGTATTGTTGTGTTGAATTCGGTCATAGTTTGCCTCTGGCTTTTGCTAGCGCTTGTTTTGCAGCTTTTACAGCAATATGATCATTATGGTATCCACTGTCTTGCATTGATGTAACAGCTTGGTCTAGTGCCTCATACAAATCCGGTGCTGCTGCGATCAATTTGGCGTTAGCTAGATGTTCCTTGTAGTTTGAATTAAAAACAGTCCTACTGCAAATAAGCTTTCCTGATGCATCTTCTACCGACATATAACTTTCATTAACAATAATGTCAGGAAGATAGTAACCCCATGGCCCTTTAGTGAAATTACTCATACCCCAGCCTCCAAATCACTAAGCACGCACGCCAAGCTTGTCAAGCAATCATTGATCATCTTCTCGTTTTTGTCGCTGTTGTACTTTAAGTCGAAATCCATGTGCCAGTCTGCATCATGGCCATATCGTAAAAACGGCGCTTCTCGGCCCAGTATAAACACGTACAGTGCGCCAGTCTGATTATTAACGTCATAATCAACGATTAGGCGCTTACTTCGGTGAATCTGGATGTCAATAACCAACTCCATTAGCTGGCGCTGGATTAGGTCTAGCTCTTCTTGTGTTTTCATAGTCCTGTTGCTCCTTTTATAACGTTGAATACCGAGGCCATGGCGTGCTGCAAGTGCTCGCTTTTGCATCGTACTGTGAAATAGCCGCATTTTGCGGTTACTGTGTATAAGTTATCCTGCTTGGTTATTGTCATTTTGTTGTTCTCGTTAGCTGATAATCAAACTCTAGCACACTAAAAAACGATTGCAAATATTTTTTACACTATTGACACACATATATTGTTAATGATAGTATCAACCCTGACTCAAGTAGTCACTCTCCTTTTTCCCGCCGCGGTTCGCCAAAGCGGGTTTTTTATGTGCTTGCAATGCTAAACAACCAATGATAGTATCTATTTCGTACCTTCCTTAGTACGTTTATTTGGTAGCTATTTACTATCCAGGGCTTAGCTACTGTCCCGCACCCTTTCATGGGATGCGGGTTTTTTATGTCCATGTTTCAGCTATAAGCACAACTTTAAATAAGACTCCCCACTATTTTAACTTATTAGCAAAAACTCTTTGCATTCTCGCGGCTGTGTGCTATGTTCTTATTGTTAACTAAACAAAAGGAGAAAAACATGCTCGGATTTATATTTTTATTTCTTATACCTGGTATTGCAGGTTTCGTTACTGCAGCAAACGGTGCGTCTTACTTTAAGCCGGACGAGTTACACTTGGCTTTAATGATTAATGTACCAATATGCCTTATTTCTAATATTACTTACTGGGCATTAAAAGACTAAAGGAGCAACGCATGAAACCAGACACTAAACCAAAACGCCAGCGAGACGACTACCGACGTAAGCACTGGACGCTTGAGCTGTATGACAAAGACGGGAAAGCATACCTGGTTAGCCCTAAGCACGTTACGTTGAAAGAGGAGGCGTGAAGTGAATCTACAAAAGTGGAAAACGTATAAATTCAAAGGGCAGGATGAAGTGGTCATGGTTTACAATGGCACTGATTTTTACCTTGACGATAGCCGAGTATGGTATCAATTCTCAAAATTAGGCAGTACTGATGTATGGGCCGAAATGCTTGATTCTGACTTACATTTGATTGAGGAGGTTTTGAAATGAGCATTAAAGACATGCCGCATGTAACAGTAGAGCAAGTACTTGCATTGCGTGATGCTGCTATTGAGCTAGAGAAAAATTTACACTTAACTCAGATAGAGCATTCTATGTACGTTCTTGAAAATCATGTGGCAAAAGAAAAACTAGAGCAGATCAAACACGAGCGCACAGCGTATAAGACATCACTAGAGAATCTTGAGGCGTCTATACCTAATATCAAGGCGGATGCTGTGCTTGATCTATGCAAGAATGAGACGAGCATAGTTCGATTAAGGAATGACAATAAACGATCTGTTATTTTTGTTAGCGATGCGTATAAATACGCCAACAAACTAGAGGCCGAAGAATGAAATTCAAAGAGAAGCGAGGAAACGTATTCGTATTTAAAGGCGGGTACGAGCGGGAAGAGTTTGAGTTGATACAAGACGGTTACGGATTTTTTAATTTTAAGGATGTAACTATAACTGATAAGCAAGGGGAATTTTGTATTGCTAGGAACGGTACATACGGGTTTATATCATACCAAGACATACAAACAGCCGTCTGCATGATGCAGATATTGATTGAGGAGGGGTTAGTATGAGTGATAAAGAAACATACACGCCACCTGATAAGGATGGGAAATGCCCACACGGTGTTTTTGTGAATAGCGCTACATGCACAAAGTGCTACGAACTAAAGAAAA